CTCCTTCTGGCTCTTCCATTATACTTGCTAATTCAGTTGGTGGAAATGGAACTGCTTCTCAAGCTGCTACTGGTGGTGCTGGTGTTTCAATTACAGCTTTTTCTACTCCAACGGGAACTGGTGTAAGTGGTTATTACGCAGGTGGTGGTGGTGGTGGTGGTGAAGGTCCAGTCGTGTTTGGTGCTGGTGGTATAGGTGGTGGTGGTGCTGGTGGTTATGCTGCTGGTGTAGCTGGAACCCCAAACTCTGGTGGTGGTGGAGGAGCTGTTGGTAGCGATAATGTAAGTGCTATCGCTGGCAACGGTGGTTCAGGTATTGTTATCATACGCTACGCAGTCTAACTAGGGAGATCAAATGACAGTAACTAAGATCAAGGAAACCAAGCCAACGCAATGCTTTAGCTATGAAGTAACAATGTTGGTTCATATTATTGCTGATGATGAGGCTATTGCTAAATCTCAGCTTGATGAAAAAGGTGGAATCGTAACCAAGCGTGAAGTTAAGTTGCTGAATACAGCAACTCTTTACGGAGAAGATAAGGATAAATAAATGGGTCACTATGCAAAAGTAGAAAATGGAATTGTTACACAGGTAATTGTGGCTGATGGTCCCGATTGGTGCGAACAAAATCTAGGTGGTGAGTGGGTACAAACTTCTTACAATACATATGGTGGAATTCATTCAGGTGGTAAGCTACCAATCCACAAGAACTATGCTGGCATTGGATACCACTTTGATGGTATTGGGTTCTATGCACCACAGCCATATCCATCATGGACAAAGAACTCAACCTCTTACCTATGGGAAGCACCAACCCCTATGCCAACAGATGGCAAGCGTTACACATGGGATGAAGAGACAACCTCTTGGGTTGAAGTAACAGAATAAATTAATTAACAACAACTATAAAAGACCTCGCCTTGGCGGGGTCTTTTTATTTAGAGGAGAAAACAATGAACGCAAAGTTTCAAGCAGTAACATTATCTTGGTTCCGTGCAGCAGCATCAGCTGCTATTGCACTATACCTAACTGGTTCAACAGACCTTAAGACACTTGGCATGGCAGCTTTAACAGGCTTCCTTGGTCCAGTGCTTAAGTGGCTTGATGGATCTTCAACAGACTTCGGTCGCGGAGCAGAATAATGTCTACCAACGAATGGGCTGGCTTGGCTGTTGCCACTGCCACAATAGTTGCCAGCTTTGCTGGCTCAGTTCGTTGGTTAGTAAAACACTACCTCACAGAATTGAAACCAAATTCAGGCAGCTCGATGCGTGACTCACTCGATAGATTAGAACTCCGCGTCGACAGCCTGTATGAATTAGTAGCTGGAAAGAATCGTGAATGATACCTGTAGCCAAGAAAGCCACACCTGCTGCACTTGCTGTGCTGCGCCAAGCGACGGCGTTAAAACCAAAGCGCAAGAAGATCAGCGATGGTCTTCTACCATCTGCTGCCCATGTCAAACAAAGCCCGACTTCGGACCACAATACTGGGCTCGCAACTGATCTAACACATGATCCTGCTAACGGTATTGATTGCGCTGATATCTTTCAGAAGCTTAAGGAAGACAAGCGTGTTAAGTATCTAATATTTAACGGCAAGATCTGGTCAAGAGAACGTGCTAAGCAAGGCGACCGTAATTATACAGGTAGCAACATGCACCGTAAGCATCTTCATATATCTATCAACGATGGTATGGGTAATGACACTAGTCCATGGTTCTGGTGGATGAATCAACCTAAGTTAATTAATCAAGTAAGAGCAGCCGTTGCTGCTATACCAGTAAAGAAAGCTTACCCAGCAGAAGATACATCTAAATGCTGTCAGCACTGTCCGTCTAAGAAGTAGGGGTAAATCGTGGCAACGACCAACAAGTATCTTAAAGGTGATCTACCTATTGCTATTAGCACTAACGTGCCTACAGCATTGGTTCGCTACGGCAGGGAAGACTTTGCTGCAAGCTATGCCATTGGTAACACACCTTGGTTATCAGCTGCATCTGACAACAACCGTATCAGTCGTATCACTACGACTTACCAGAAGGAACGTATTGACCAAGGAACATTGACTGGCGAACAGTCATTGACAAATTGGTGGTTACGGTCTGCTACATCATGGCATCATGGTGCGGGCGAGCAATACTATGACGCTGACAGTAGTGATCTTTATCGCTATTATGAATCAAACAACATAGACCCATGGACTCTTGGTGAATTAAAACTTCTACCTGCTACAACAAACCTAACAACTTCTTCAGCCACTAGTCCTGCCACGGTATCTGGCGGAACATTTTATATTTCTGGTGGTGCTGTTAAATTCTATAACGGATCAACTACCACAACAACATCATTAGGAACATCAACAACTGCACAAACTTTAACATCAGATGGAACCTATGCATTAGTAGGAACTAACGATGGTATATATCAGGTAAGCACAGCGTTAGCCGTGACTAAGTTATACTCCAAAAAAGCAAGTGTTACTACTCAAGTAGTCCAGTCCATTGCATATGTTAAAGATAGAATTGTTGCTGGTGTAATGCACGATGCAACAGATATGCATCTCTATGAGTTGGCAAGAAATCCATCTAGCCCACCTGTAACTATGGCTACAGGTGATATAAGGTTTACCTTTGCTAATACATCCCTAGTATTTAATTCAATCTCAGAACTGCCAAGTGCTGTCGTGGTTGCCTATACACAGGGTGCTATATCACGTGTTCAAATGTACACAATTAATCCAACCTCACCTACCGCTGCAATAGTTGGACCAACTATCATTGCTGAGCTACCTCGTGGTGAAACAGTTAATCAACTGCGAACATACCTCAATGAATATGTAATCCTTGCTACAACAAAAGGTTTACGTATTGGAACTATTGGGACAGATGGTCAATCATTTACTTACGGTCCCATCAACGTCGATGGCGATGTAAAAGATGTAGCACAAGATGAATCATATGTATATGCGACAAGATCAAATCTTGTCTCAGGTTCTGCTGGGTTATGGCGTCTTAATCTTGGTCAAGCTATTGACAACGGTTATGCCTACGCTCCAGATCTTGTAACAGATAGCAATGCTCCAAACGGTATAGCTTTTGTTGGAACTACTGGATTAAAATTTATGACATCCTCATCTGGCACATGGGTAGAACATGCAACTACCCTGGCTGCATCTGGCTACCTTAGCTCTGGATTAATCCGATGGGGTACTGGAGAAAAAAAACAACCAGTATCACTAAGCATTAAGTCAGATCCAGATTCCAGTGGAACACTTGGGTTTAACCTTGATGATAACGCTGACCAACTATTAACAACTGGAACAGTTCCATTTGGTCCTAACACTGAAGCTGCGCTTGCTAGTTATATATCACCAGCTGACGTATTCCAAGTTACATTTAACTTTGCGCGAGATACAACTACATCATCACTTGGACCAACGCTAACTGAATGGCAAGTACGTGCTCTTCCATCACCATTGCGTTCACGAACAATAACAATACCTTTGCTTTGCTATGAGGAAGAAAGAGATCCAAATGGAAACACACGAGTCTCCAGCCCATGGGAGAGAATCCAATACCTTGAGTCTATTGAGCAGAATGGCGGAGCAGTACTCTACCAAGATTTCAACTCAGGAGAAGAAAGAATCTGTGTTATCCGTGCTATTCAATTTGAGCAAACTGCACCTCCCACTTTTGCAAGCGGGTTCGGCGGTATCGTCACATTGCAATTGCAAACAATCGACACAGAAGAAGTAGTAGTTTGATCGGAAATTATTTACCATTAGTACAACCAGAAGAAAGATCGCCATTGGTTACACAAGTACGTGTAGCTCTTAATGTTGCTGGTGATGATCGGCTAGATGCTCCCCTACAGGAAATACTCAAAGGGTTGCAGCATCGCTATGACATCCCAGCAGTCGGGTGCATCAATAAAGCCACGCTGGATGCGCTCGCAGTTGCTCCACCAGAATGGTAGGGCTGAAGGAGAGGGGGAATCAGAAATGATTCCCCCTCTTTTTTCATTTATATAATCTTTCTTAACCAGAGCTGAGAGTTGTCTTCTATCCTTTCAACTCTTCCAATCAATAGATGCATCAGTGCATCAATGGCATACTTCGGATCATAGAAATCACCTTTACTTGCACTCCATATGTAATCATCAAAGGCGAGGATGCCACCTACTTTGCATTTCTCGTAAGCATTCATGCCATCACGAAGTACAGCAAAAGCTGTATGGTCTCCATCAATATAAATAAAATCAAACTCTGCCTCGATTTCGCCAGCAAAGTATTGGTCACTGGTCATCTTAAGTCGAACGACTCTTTGGTATTTAGCAATCTTGTCTTCATAAACTTGAAGTACATCATCCCAATCCATGTTGTGATGAACTGGTTCATCCGAACCAGCCCATGTATCAACGTCAATAAGGATTGATGACCTGTCGCTTAATATATTTTCACATAGCCACACACTTGCATCGCCAGTGAATGCACCTATCTGGAGTAGCCGTAGGTTTGGCTTATCAGCCAGATGCAATAGATGTTTTTCAAAGTTTTGTTTTGCGTCCGTTCCTTCAAACCAATTCGGATATGTCATTAGTAAGCACTCTTATCTTTTAGATAGATACGGATTGACCATTCCAACCCAGTATTAAAGCCATCACACCAATCATCCTTGGGTGCAATTCTTGTTTCCAGAATTTTATAGATCACCTTCTTCATGTGTTCGACATACTCTTCATTCTTATGATGCGCTAATAGCGCATTGATGTATTCGTCCCACTTGGTTTTCTCTTCTGGTTTCATTTTTCTCCATGTCTTTTCATTGGGCTGCCTGAGCAGCCCATCCCGCCCACCACCCCTCAACCCTATCACCTATTGGTCAAAAAGAAAGGCGTGTCGTTACCAAGTAATCTTGGTCACTGCTGGTATCCTACTGGTATGAATGAACTTCCTCCGCACCGCTCGTTTAGTCAGCTATCCACGTGGCAGTCCTGCCCTCAGAAATATTATCTGAGTAAGGTAGCCATGGTTCCAGAAAAGCCCGCAGTATATCTTGCTGCTGGCTCCGCCGTCCATTCAATGTTGGAGTGGTTAAACCATGAGCTCTACCGACAACACTCCACAGGGGATTGACCAACGTGGCGTACCCAGCAATGAGTGTATTAATTGCGGGAGTAACGTCCAAGTTATCAGAGCAATCTTCTCAGACTACGAACTAGTTATGTGGTTCTTAGATTCTTTTTGTGCCAACTGTGGCTCACCAATGACAGCACCGACACCAGTAGATCACCCAGAATGGAACCCCGATGACTATCGATTTGACAACTAAGTGGGCTGAAGTATTTAATGACGCTGTTCTAGAAACAGAACAGAAGACTGGCATTCCCTCTACGGAGTGGAAGACAGCGGGACGCAAGACCACCTTGCGTCCTGATGGGGAAGATCTGCCCTTTTGGCAGAGCGATGGACTCAAGCAGGTTGAGGCGTACTATAACTGGTACGAACAATCTGGTTGGAAAATTGCAACAATGCCTGATGGTCGTCCTGGAATTGAATGGGCTGCTGATGTATTCTTCGGGGGTACACCAGTGCGTATGGTTGTTGATGCGATCTACCAAGTAGGGGAAGACTTGGTTATCGTTGACTACAAGACAGGTTCTAGGACGCCCTTCGGTGCAATCCAAGCAGGTCTCTATGCCTCTGGTATTGAACGTAGTTATGGCATCCGCCCTAAGTGGGGAGCCTTCTTCATGACTCGCAAAGGCGAGCTTGATGAATTGATTGACCTATCACATCTGTCAATGGAATATTTCGATTATGTATTTGGTGCGATGAACGCTTCCGTCTGGGAAGGTTGGTTTCCGCCATCAGTTGGTGACTCATGCAGGATGTGCAGTTTTACGGCACAATGTCCTGCAATGGGTGGCAAAGATTTCCCATTACAAATCCAGGGAAAAAGAAAAGGAGATGAACTAGATGACTGAATCTATGTTCTCATATACAGGCAAGCTAAACTCAACTGACCTATTCACCGTTCGCGGTAATAGTGTTAGCGAGTTCAGCGCAAATCTAACAGCAGCAGTAGAAGCAATTGCTTCCGCTACTGCGCT